AACACAGGAACTTACACAGGAGTTCAAGGACTTTTGGCACGTTGACAATGAAGTTACTAAGGACGTTGAATTGTTCTTTAGTGTAAGTCCTAAACTATGGTCAGTGGCAGGTGAAACTGCAAAGAAAGCAATCAAGCCTGAAGTGGTAGCAGAATACAGAAGTTTGAGTGACAGGGGACAACTAAAATTTGTTGTAGGTTCCGAACAACAACAGTGGGATGAGATGGAAGAAGTCATCGCACAATTCAAGGCACAGGGTGTTGATTATCCGGTATGGGTGATGCCCGTGGGTGCCAGAGAAGAAGAACAAACAGCAACGGCCGGAGCAGTTGCTAAGATGGCATTCGAACGTGGATATAATGTAGCCGCAAGGGTACACGTATACTTGTTTGGTAATGCTATTGGAACATAAGGAATGAGTATGGACTTTATAAAGAAAATGTTCAAGAAGAAAGAGCCGGACACATCTAAGCCTGGACTTACAGAAAAAGAAAAGGCAACGATGAAAAAGGAACCTTGGGTTGGTGTACTGAATACACACGTGAACAAGGAAAATGTTCGAAATGGCTTTTTTGAACTTGACTGGAATGACTATTTTATAGTACAATTAAAACAACAAGGTTATGGTGTTGACGGCGATAAAGATGAGGAAATTATTGATCGCTGGTTCCGTGAACTTTGTGCAAACGTTGTAGTCGATGGTGACTATGGAGGACCACTTGACACTGGTAGCATAAATGCCGGTGCTGTTAAAAGAGATAATGAGTAAAATGTGTCATATAATAGTAGATACTGCAAACACGTTCTTTCGTGCGAGGCACGTAATTAATGGAGATGCTGATATTAAGTTGGGTATGGCCTTTCATATCACGCTAAACAGCATTAAAAAGGCTTGGCAAGATTTTAATGGTACACACGTTGTGTTCTGCCTAGAAGGACGTAGTTGGCGCAAGGACTATTACGAGCCATATAAGCGTAATAGACAGGAAGCACGTGATGCTCTTACTGAAAAACAGCAGGATGAGGAGACAGTGTTTTGGGAAGCATTTGATACATTCAAAGAATTTGTTACAGATAAAACAAACTGTACAGTATTACAGCATCCGCAACTAGAAGCGGATGATTTAATTGCGGGATGGGTGCAAAAACATCCTGATGCTGAACACGTTATTATTTCAACAGACACAGACTTTCAACAATTAATTGCACCTAATGTAAAATTATACAACGGTGTTCAGGAAATAACAACAACACACGAAGGTTTCTTTGACAAAAAAGGCCTTCCTGTTATTGACAAAAAGACTAAACAACCTAAGGCTGTTCCGGATCCGGAATGGTTGTTATTTGAAAAATGTATGCGTGGTGATACAAGTGATAATGTATTCAGTGCTTATCCAGGTGTTCGTAAGAAAGGCACAAAGAATAAAGTTGGTTTAATGGAAGCATTTGAGGATAGACAAACAAAAGGTTTTAATTGGAACAATCTAATGCTACAGCGTTGGGTAGACCATAATGGTGTTGAACATAGAGTATTAGAAGATTATGAGCGTAACAAAATTTTAATTGACTTGTCAGCACAACCACAAGATATTAAAGAAAAAATTACAACGGTTATTGATGAAGCAATTAGTGCTGATAAAAATATTAGTCAGGTAGGAATTAGACTTATGAAATTTTGTCATTTGTATGATCTTAAGAAGATATCAGATCAAGCACAGGCTTTTGCAGAACCACTTAATGCGAGGTACACAGTATGACAACTACACAAGCGAAACCAATTATTGCAAATAAGTTTTGGATAGTAGAAGACGAAGGTGTAAGGATCGGAACTCTTAGAAAAAATGAGGATAATAGATTTATTTTTAGTAATAAAGATGGTATAAGGGTATTCAATAACAAAGAAAGTCTTACAAAACAATTTGGGAAAGAATTTTTTATTGCAAAAATTGTTAAAGAAGCAGATAATTCTATGCCTAATGAAGTACACGGGTTTGCTTCTAGTACAAAACCACATAATGCTATGTACGATATTCAGAAGAAACTTCCACTGTTCACAAAAAGCAAAGATTCAAAGAGTTTATATTGTGCAGGATACTATGTAATAAGATTTGAAAAGGGCTGGGTGAAATCATTCTGTCCAAAGAAAATAACTTTAGAACGTTATGATTACAAAGGTCCTTTCAAAACAGATTTAGAAATGAAACAGGTGCTATCAAGTGTCAACAAGTAATATTCCTACTAGACTAGCAACTGTTGAAAAATTGCTGCAAAGAGTATCTATAGCAGAAAAGACCCAGCAAAAAGAAATTAGAATAACTATAGAAGAAGCAAAGGATCTAACTACAGAACTAGCACTACTAACGACTAATTTAGGTGCTGTAATAGGTCAAATAAACACTCAGTTAAAGGAAATAAGCAAAGCATCTAGTGAAGTAGATGTTAAATTTGATGGAGGTTCCTTTTAGTTTTTGATAAATATATACGTAGTTAACTAGGAACAACGTATATATGAGCAGACCTAAACCAAACATAATTCTCGAACACACTAATCGAGAAACATATAAGTTAGAACAGATATTAGAAAGCGAAGCCATCTGGGCTGTGTTTTATGATGATAAACCTTTTAACTTAAAAAGTGGAAGTATGGTTTCTAGTTATCCAGGACCGAAGTACAAAAAAGTATCCTTTTCAAATCCAGGACACGCTAGAAATCTTGCAAAAAAATTAAACCGCTTGTTTAAAACTGAAAAATTTTCTGTATACAAATTATCAAACGGAGAAAAAGAATAGTGGAATGGACGTTAAAGACAGGTACACAGAAGCATTCTTAAAAGCATCCAAATCAAGTGACGAAATTACCCAAGATTTAATAAAAAACCACAGAGTAGAATGGTGGTGGAATGTAAGATCAAAAGACTCGGGTGGATTAAGACTTACTGATACTGCTATAAAATACATAGAATTTATCGCCGGAATAAAAACTTACAAAATAGATTTTCCAAAAGACTTTAGTATTACGCCGCAGGTGCTATTATGGCTTGACAATTTCATTGAATCACCATATTATATTACTAAGAGATCAATTACTGTTTTAAAAGAAAAAGCAGCATTTGAACTCTACTTATTTTCTGGAGATGTCAAAAAAATGGGATATAATAAAGCACTCTCCAAAAGATTAAGCCAAGATTAAAGATTATAATAGTAGCAGTTAATAAATATTTTACGATGATAGAACTTAATCCATTAGATGTTTTAAAGGCACGGAAATTGGATGTAATGCCTAGGCATTTTTCCAAAATAAAAATTTCCGACAGCGAAAGATATGATTGGAACATCCAAGATTGGGTATTAGAAAAATGTAATGGCAGATACTGCATTGTTTCTTATCCAGGAATAAGTTCAGATGATAAATTTAAATCATCCACATACGTGGGATTTGAACAACAGAAAGAGTTAACATATTTTATGTTGGCTTGCCCATACTTAAGGAGAAACTAATATGGTAGAAGAAAACAAAGAAGTAAAAAAGGAAGCGCCGGCAGAGCCTAAGGTTGCTGCTCCACAGAGTGGAAGCGTTCCTAATCCAGAAACTGCGCAACAGCAACAGCCTGGTGCGGATCTAAATGTAAGCGATCTAAATGCTGTTAAGAGCATTATTGATATCGCTACACAAAGGGGTGCTTTTAAAGCAAATGAACTAGAAGCAGTTGGAAAAACATACAATAAACTAGTTGCCTTTTTAGAGCAAGTAACAAAGCAGCAACAAGAACAAACTGAAACACAAGGAAAATAACAATGGCTAAAGAAATTAAACACATAGGAAAGTTAAAAAATACTGGCGATAAGGTTGCCGTGGTTTTTAGAACTGTACCTGGTGAATCAAATCACGCATTGGTTTTACCTACAGCAACTTTAAGAGATGAATATCACGATGCACTTATGAAAATGATTGAATCGGATCAAGCTCAACAAACAAATGAACTTGGCGAAATAATGTTCACTAGAACATTTCCAGACGGAAGACCAATGCTTACAGCAATGCAACAGGATGGTAGACTTAGAAAAATGCCAACTGATACTGTATTAATGACTCCAACACCTACAAACCAAATTCTGCTTTCAGAATTGAATACATTAATTGCTGAACAGAAAGGTATGACTGTTGATACACTTTACACTCTAGTAAGTGGTGCTCCTAAAGATGGAGATGGAGACGTAGCACCAGAAGCAACTCCAGCAACAACTGCTGAAGCGGCTCCTAAAGTAGATGGTGTTCTTAC